AGTGCGATGGTGAGCGCTTCGGACATCTGACGCATCAGCGGAATCATTCCGTCGGTCCATGCCGAGCGTGTTGCCTGTTCGAGGTTGCTGTAGGTAGCACGCTCGAGACCGCTGCCGAGTTGAAGGACGAGCGGATTGAGTCCGAGAGCTGCACACACGCGCTCCTCCGGTTTGCGCCGGATCTCGTCGAACGCCATCTCACTCGGTTTGTGGCTGACCTGCTCCACCTTGAAAGGTCCAGTCATTACCAGGACAGAACCAGCATTATCGCCCGTGAAGTCCTGCTGTAGTTTCCGCTTTGTCTGGCGTGCATCGTCTTCGGACAAATCCTCGACGCCGCCCTTGTAGTCTGGTCCGACCATGATCGATGGCATGCCACCATTGCGAACCATGCCGAACGCAGCTGATGCAGCCACATTGTCGGTTGCGATCTCACGAAGGACAGACGTGACAGGAGAACGCCCGAAGCGGGAGTCCTGCGGATCTCGACCGTATCGGATGTGAATCAAGTCCTCGAGCGCGATGTCGTACGACGTGCCATCGACGGTGTACTGATACTTGACCAGAGGATTGACCTTGTTACCGACTGGACGCATCATGTCAGCCGCTAGGTATTGCAGACCAACGACACGACCAGACACGCGCACTTTGCGGAAGTAGGCATTTCCGAGCAGCTGGTAGTCCGGAAGAATCCACGACCAGACGAGCGATGGCGGCACGTTCGGTGTTGGCTGTGCTAGCAGCTGGAGAATCGGATGGTCAGCGACAGTCTCGACCTGTCCATCTGGCATCGGTCGACGGACAACAGGAACACCTTGACTCCAGTTGCGGATGTACCAGTCCATGCCAATCGCGACAATGGAGTTCAGCATCAAGTCGCCGGCCTGGTTGCGCCAGTTGAAACTCGACCCTGGAAGGTTGCGTGTCAGCAGGGACCAAAAGTCTCCATTACCAGTACCAGTGAAGTAGGACGTCTGTCGCTGAATCAGCGGCGGCGGAAGGAGTGCATTTGGCGCGGCAGTGGCTTTGCCGATGAATCGGTCGAAGAGTCCCATGGTTCTATTGTGTCCTTATCATGACCTACACTGCACCCCAGCCACCGCCACGACCGACGAGCTCGTCGTAGGCGTCCGTGAGCGCATCGACGATGTCGTCGTTCTTCCCCAGCGGGAACACGCGAAGTTCGTCCAGGAGTGTTCGATTCCAATCGGCAGCGACCATGAACACATTACCGCCAGCGACCTGACTCGCGAATGGTTCAGCGCGAACATCCTTCGCTCCTGTGACCGGAAGGATGTTGACAGCACTACCGTGGAGAAGTCGGAGCATGTGCATCGCTTGACTCTTACCAGCCTGTCCCGGGTCCTGTGGGAGGCGCACACGCACACCGCGACCATCGAGTGCAGCTGTCTGCTTGATGGTCCTGTCTCGCTGATCTGTCTCGAACTGTCCTCGAACAACATCGAGTATCCAGATGCGACCATCAGCATCACGACCCATTTTGACGCCGACAGTATAGTCACCACTTCCAGCTGTCGCTGCAAGGTCCCAGGCGCGGGACATCTTCGCACAGTTTGGCGTGGCGACATCGATGGTGATGCGATCGCTCTTGAAGAATGAACCCTCGCGTGGTGTTGGATGTTGCTGGTACAAAGCACTCCACCCGTAGTCTCCGGAGTTCGCGACCATGACCTCCTTGATGCGTCCGAGTTCCTTGACGTCATAGCGTTCAGGCCAGAGAGCTTCGCCAGGCATTCGTCCAATCTGGTCCTTCTCCTCCGCGATAGCCGGCAGGTTAAGGACCGTCCATCGATGCGGTTCACTCGAGATCGCACGGCTGGTGATGTCGTCGTGATGCCACCTGGTCGAGACGATGATAAGAGCGCCCTTCGGTTCGAGGCGCGTGTAGAGGTCGTCGGTGTACCAGTCCCAGGCCTTGTCACGGTATAGTGCGGATTCGGCATCCTCGCGACTCCTGATCGGGTCATCGATAATGATGCGCTTGAAGCCGACACCAGTTGGAGGGCTGCCAACGCCCCTCGCCATGAAGGTTCCCCCTTCAGGCATCGACCATTCATCTTGAGCTGCATTGTCCTTCGAGAGTTTAGTCCTGGACGAAACAACCTGTCTGGATTTGCGGGAGAAGCGCCTGGCGATACGCTCATTGTAGCCAGTGACCAGCACGTTCGAGTACGGATCGCGCTCGATGCAATAGGCGCCGTAGCGAACGGTCACGGTCTCAGTCTTACCGTGGCGTGGCGGCATGTGAATCGCGAGTCGGTCAATCTCACCGCGCTCCACAGCATCCAGGTGCGACGCGATGGCGATGAGATGACGAGCGGTGTAGCTCCAACCATTCGGGAGCGTGTCGCGAAGGTAGTCGAGATAACAGACAGCCGTCTGTGCGCTAGTTACTGTCCGAAGGTTCGGCGGCTGCGGAGAGAAGTTGAATCGAGAAGTTTGCAATCTTTTCATACAGAGCTGCAATCTGCGCGGCGCTTTGTCCATTGATGTATCTCTCGCTTTGCGTTGTCCTGGCGATGACTTGAAGCGCCTTCAGATTGTCCTCGAGGACAGACGCTAGCAGGTCATCAAGTGATACTGATGGTGCTTTTGAGTTAGCGACAGTTTCCGACACGTCGAAAACCATTGATGTGTTCAAGACCTTGGACGCCATACGGTCCCGAATGGTAATGATGGTGGTTCGCGGTAAACCGTAAAGCCGAGAGACAACCGTCGGTGTCTTACCAGCAATGAGAGCTGCTTCGATCTGTGCAATTGTTTCTTCGTCGTAGAGTTGTGGTCGTGCCATGATGTTATTCTGCCGTGTCCTGGCGCACTCTGCGCCTGTAGTGCAGCTGTCCGTGACACAAGTAGCACAGCACCTGCACATCATCCATCAGCTCACCGCCGAGTCGAATGTAGGTGATGTGATGGACATCGAGCTTGTAGCCGTCGTCCTGTCGACGACCACACTGCTCACATGTTCTACCGCTACGCTCGAGCGCCTTCGTGCGAATGTCTTGCCAGCGCTGACTCCGCATGTACTTGCGACGATAGTCGCGCCATGCTTCGTCTACCTGGTCGCCGGACGCTCCGATGGCCTTGAGCAGCTGGTAAGTGTTGGACCACGGCTTCGCCATGATAGCCGTTATGATTTTGTCTGTGTCCACTTTATTTCGTCCTTGACCGGATGAAACTCACCCCACATCCAGTCGTCTGCGAGCATCCACCATGGATACATGGTGATTCCCTGAATGGTCTTCGACTCACCGTCAGCGTGCATGACGAACGCCTCGTATAGGTCACTGTAGCGCACGTAGACATCATGCTCCCATGATGCGCGTGTGACAGGTTTGCCATGCATCAATGGCTCAATCACTTCACTAAACTTCATGACACCACCGTCCAATCTCGCGCCAGGACGTCGTTACCTGATAACGTCGCGAAGCCCTTGCACCGCCAGACATTCGCGCCATCGAGCTCATAGCGCATGAGTGCTGCTTCGACCAGCTGTATCTTGAATCGACCGCCATCACGCCACACAGGACGTCCTGCGCGTACATCTGCAAGGATTTGTTCAAAGGATTTGCGGCCACCGAAGTTGTTCTGCTTCTTGCCGATGGATTCTTGAAACTCGATACGCAGTGATGGTTCGCTCATCATCCATCGATTGAGCATCATTATCGGAAAACCAACGGATGCAGCTGCACTGCTTCGACTCTCACCACTTGCGATGAGTTCAGCCCACTTGACCACGATCGCGGTCTTTTCGTCTATCGAAACGTACGGGTCCATTTTCTTGACCTCTCGTTCTGGCATTTCTTCCCTGATCCATCGATGCACTGTCTTTTCTGAAAGATCCATAATATGAGATGCGCTTCTTATGCTATGACCAGCAGCTCTCAGTTCGTTAATGCGCACAAGGAACGTTCTACGCTCCTGAATGTTTGTATTCTTGGCCACTTTGATTCCCCTTCAAAGTAAAAGACCAGGCACACCGTTCGGATAGTGTGCCTGGTATCGTCAGCGAGTCGTTGGCAACCGGGAGATGGTTACTCGCTGCCGTCTTCGCCGAATGGATCGCTGATGTCATCGGTTTTGATGACAGGCTGTGCGATCTTCGTCAGCTTTTTCTTTGCGCTCACAGGAGAGACGCTGATGATGGCGTTCGTGTTATAACCACGAGTGTTGATTTTTGCATCAACAGTGACCATCCACTCCTTAGCCAGGAGCGAATCAATGTCAAGCGTATGGAACTCAGGCTGTGTCAAGCGGCGTCCGAGCATCCCATCAAGCAGAATTGTGAGTGCTGCTTTGTCTGATCCGTATCCCTGGCGAGTGAACTTCATAAAGCGGAAGGCGTTGCTGTTGCTGTCGCCATACTCAGTGGTCTCGAATGTCCACTTGAAGTTAGGAATCATGACGTTCGGATCATCGTACGATGGGCGGTCGACGCCCTCAACGGAAGCGAGGCGGCAGACATAAGATCCTGCGACAGCTGCTTCAAACTGCGATGCGCCATCGTTGAACGTGGCATTAGAAAAGAAACCCATAACTTGTTTACTCCTTAGGTCGTAAGACCACTCTGTGACAGTGCTGGCTCAATCACCAATCCAATAGTTATTCCACCAGCACCATCAAAGTTGACATTACCAGACATCAAACACCTTGTCAACATAATGAGTTGATGCTGTTCCTGCGGGCCAGCGTAAGCGTCCGGCCCACAGGAGCAGTTTCAACTTAAGACCCCTAAGCGAGCAACATCTAACATGCTCGCAGGGGGGTTTCCAAAGGGGGGATTTTTCCAGTTGTTCCCGTTTTCTCATACTTAAGGGGGAACAACTGGGGAACAACTGTGGGAACAACTGAATCGGCCTAAAGTAGACCCGTCGGACGATACATTTTTCTGTTGTTTGGACCCTTGTCAAACGCCACGATTCGACTCGCTTCAAGGTCCGCAAGTGTAGCCGCCACCACTGATTTCCGAGCGCCACATAACTCAGCGAGACGTGTCTGTGTGATGCCTGGTTCGCCGCTGATGAGCTCGATGAGTTTCGACCGGATCTCTTGTGTGA